AGATGATGTCCGCCTCATTGAATGTCACGATGGCGGACTCCAGCACGGGCGAGACGGCCGCCGCCGGCGCGGGCGGAATCGACCCCACCGCGGCGGCAACCGCCGCCGGGACCAGGCGATTCGTATTGATGAAGGACGTCCCGCCGACGGCATCGGAGATCAGGAGGAGCAGATCATCGAGGTCGAATTTCACCGAGGACGCGCGCACGGTATACCGCGGCGAGGGGTTATCAGAGGTGTTGATCTTGATCTGATCGATCTCCACATCCTGAATGACAAACGTCCCACTGATCGGCGGCGTCGCCAGGTCGATCGTCACCCGCCGCCCGGGCTTGGATTTTCGATCGCGGGTCGCATAGTGGACCGTGACAATTGGCCAGGCAAACAGCTCGAGCTCCGCTTGCGCCCGGTTGAGGAGTTGCGTCTGTGTGCTGAGTTGCGGATCGTCGATCACGATCTCATGGATGCCGTCGGTGGCGTTGCCGTTGTCGTCGAGTTCGATCCGGCCCATCGCACGTTGGGACTCAAGGTGATCGAGCTGCACCCGCGGACGGACAACGGGGACTTCCGGGATCCCGGAGTCGGACAGCGACGGATCCGGCTCACCAGGCGGCGCGACGACGCTATCGTAAAACCCCTCCGGCAAATCCATCAGCGCCGTATAGGGATTCGCGATCACGTAGTTGTACGTGAGGCCGTTGTTCACGAAGAAGGTATCGAGGCCGCCGTGAATGTCCGTGGGCGACGCTGCCGCCTGATAGAGCGCAACCCAATGAATGTTCATCGGGATCCCGCGCGCCGGGGCTCCGACAATCGCCATCACCCCTTGGGCTCCGGCGTAATAGAGATCGGTGTTCGGGCCAGCGGAGGTCGCGAGCACATCAGGCGCGGGCGGCGGCGCTTCCGGTTGGCCAATGACGATCACGCGGTTCCGGACTTGCGTCACGTCGACCATGACCGTGATCGGCGGGTCGTGCAGAAAGTCCGTGTTGCCCGCGACGATGTCATCCGGGACGATGTCATCCTCCAGCCACGGGCCGTCGACGTTGGGAATAAAGACCGTCGACCCGATCGACGGCGGCATCCCGGACCCGGTCGCGCTGATGGAAATCCCCGGCGTAATCAGAAACGGATCGCCCGAGTTATTCGGAATGAGCGTCCAGCCCAGTGTGCGGCCGAGCGCAAAGTCTGGCCCCGCGCTTCCTACGGCTTTCGACGCGTAGACCTTGCGATAGACGACCGCGACCCCGGCAATCGGACTGCCCGGGGCGGCGGTGATGCTGACGGCTTTACTCCCGGAGAGCGTGATCGTCCCTGACGCGGGACTCCCGAGTGATTCGGTCCCGTCGGCGTAGACGTTGGTGACCTTGAAGGCATACCGCCCCGGGTCGAAACTGTAGTTACTGATCGTTCCGCCTGGGCCATACAGGTCCGCCAGGATGACCCCGATGACGTCCCGGGCAGACGTGCCACTTTCACTCACGGCAGGGCCCGCTGGCGGCCCCGTGGGCGGCGAGACATAGGGGATCGCCGGGATGCCCTGGAAGGACGTCGGCGCCGCGGTCAGGGAAGTTGTGGTGTTATCGGCGATCTCGATCCAGCCGTGCAGCGCCGTGACGCCGGTCCCGTAATACGTGAAATAAATCTTGCGCTTCGTGACCGTCAGGGCACCCACGGGGGCACCGATCGGGATCGTGTCCAGTTGCGGCAGCCGATGCCCGCTCAGAACAATGGGATTTGATGATGGACTCAGCGCCGATTCCATCCCGTTCGAATAGACGAAGGTCGACCAGAACAGGTAATAGCCCGGGCTGAGACTCCCGGCCGTGCTACTGACCGAGGCCGTGATCGCCGTCCCCGGGCCCGCCCCAATGACTGAGGTGGGCTGCAGCGGCGTCGGAAGATCCGTCGGCACGAAGTGGAAGAAGTGCAGATCCTTTGTGTAGTCGAGATACCAATGACCGCCGCCAATCAGCTTCGCCAGGGTCGACAGGCACGTCGCGAAGTCCGCCGTCCCGTCAAAGGTAATCGTCACCGGCGCGAGCTGCGTTTGGACGTGCGTGACCGTCACCCACGGCGCGTATCGGGTGATGAGATCGAGGACCACATCCGTGCAGGACTGCGCGACGTACTCCCCGAACGGCCGGCGGCGATTCAGCCAGCAGGTAAAGTCCGAAGCGGTGACATGCCAGGCGAGGTTCTGCGGGCGACCTTCGAAGACTTGCTCCACCGTTTGGGCCACGCCCGCAAAGAGGACGACCGGCACGGTAGCGAAGTCGGTGATCTCAATCAGCTCGGAGACTTGCGGCGGCGCGCTGCGCCCATCCACGGTAAACGTGCAGGTATTCGGGGAACTGTTGAGGACTTCCCGAATCCGCACGGTGGGATTCCGGCGAATGTCTTCGCCGCGGGTCAGCAGCGTATAGAAAAACGCCCCGCGAAAGATGGCAGACCCGACCGCGACGTCTACCGGCCCGACCGCATGGTTGGGCGTGACGGCGACGTAATGCCCCGCATCAATGAACGTCGTGCTCGTCGCGGCCACGCCCCCGAAGGTGACTGCCATCCCGACGGTAAAGTTGGCGCCGGTGATGATGACGGACGTGCCCCCGGAGAGCGGGCCGAAGTTCGGCGAGAGGCTCGTAATGACCGGGCTGACGTAGACGAAGGCGTCGGCCAACGTCGCGGACTGGCCGAGATCGTTCGTGATGACGAGATCCACCAGCCCGGCATCGTGCGCGGGGACCGTGGCCGTGATCGTGGTGGAGTTGACGACCACGACCGCCGTCGCCGCGATCCCGCCAACGGTCACGGTGGGCGGCACACCCAACGGCGAATTGTGGAAATTGGATCCAGTGATCGTGATCGAGACGCCGCCGGTGATGTCGGAGGCGTTGGGCGTGACAAAGGTGACGAGCGGCGCGGTGTCGCCCCCGCCCGCACCGACACCCGATCCCGAACGCGTGAACGTCCCCGGCCCGATCCCAGGACGCAGAGGACGAAACGGCATCTCGTTAATTTGGAGCTACGAGTGCGTATTGATGCAGCGTGACCGACCCCGTGGCCACGGTCTGCGTAAAGAACAGATCCACGATTTGCGACGCCCCGCTGTCGAAGTTGGCCCCGACGGCCGGCGCGCTGTTCCAGGGCAACACCGCCACGAGCGAGCCTTTGGGCGCCGTCGCCGGCACGCCCAAGATGTCTTCGCAGGTAAACGTGCCCATCCCCATCAGATTCGCCGTCGCCCCAATCGCGAAGGCGGTGAGTTCAATCTCAAGCTTCCAACCCACGTTCGTATGGGCGGCCACGGAATCGAGGAGCACCGCGAGTCCGTCGAAGACGACCGTGCCGCCAAACCGCACATCAAAGCGGGCGGTCCCGGGCGTGGTGATGACGGAGCTGATGCGCCCCGCCGCCACGATTTTCAAGCGTTGCCCGAGGTTCAGAAAGAAGTTGGCCGGCAGGAGAAACTTCGCTTGCGCCGGGAGCAACGTGGTCGCCGCCGCAGCGGTGACGGCCGCCCCGGACGATTGCGCGGTAATGAGCGTCGATTCCCACGACATGCCAGGCATAGCAAACTCCTTAGGCGGATCCGAATTGGCGCACCAATTTCAGTTGGCGCATGATGACGGTTTCGATTTGTCGCGCGACGTCGACCGCAGTCCCGTTGACATGAAAGACGAGGTTATTCGTCACACCGCCGAGCGGCGTGACGCTCGAGCCTTTCGGTAGGTTGACGAGTTCCGGCCCGCGCTCCCCCACCCACGCCGGCCCGCCGGAGAAGTTCTCCACGCCGCCCGCAAAGCCAGGCACACGCGGCCCCGGATGCTCTGGTGGAGGCCAGTTCGGGTGCTTCGAATAGAGGACGGCTTGCGCGAAGGAATAGCCCTTTTTCAGGAGCTGTTCAATGATGCCGGCATCGGCGCCAACGCCCGCGGCAGATTGCGCGAAGTTGGCGCGGGTGACATCGAACGTCCCGCCCATGGCGCGATTCGCTTTCGCGATCTCGTCCACGAGGGCCTTCTGTCGTTCCAAGTCTTTGTTGGTGTCCTGTGTCGCCGCCCCGGCGTCCTCTTCGGCCTTCTTCCCCGCCTCACCCATGCGCCGGAGAGCGTCGGCGGCGGCGTCGGCTTTGGCATTCTTTGCATCTAGGCCCGCCAGATAATCTTTGTTGCGTTGCACTTGCCGCGCGGCAATTTCTTCTTCGAGCGTGTTCAGCTTGGCCGCGTTGTTGATCTCGTTGGCGACGTTGGTCGCGTTGTCGACGTTCCGCGCGTGTTCGGCTTCCGCGAGTTCGGTGACGGACTTGGCCGCCGCCGCGGACGCATCGCGCAGCTTCTGCAATGCGCGTTCGTTAATGAAGATGGCTTCCGACATCTCCGTAATCTCGCGGCCCGCGTTCGCACTGGCCCGCGCGAGAATATCCATCCGCGCCCCCGCCGCTTCCGCCGCCGCATTCCCCAAGCCGAAAAGCTTCGCCGTCGCGTCGCCGATGATGCGATCGAAGTCCCCCAGCTCCGCGATAGCCCGCCCGAGTTTCCATCCGCCGATCGCCGCGCCGAAGGCGAAGCCAGCCGTCGTCAACCCGCCAAGGCCCAGCGCGGAACTGCCCGCCGCGTCCCCGAGTTCACCCAACGCCCGGACTTCTGGCCCGATATGCAGGCCCATGGATGTGAGGACGCCGTCGAACTGCCGCAGGGATCCGTGGAGCGTGGTGACGTGTGGCGCCGCCTGATCCGCCGCTCCACCGAAACGCTGGATCGCGACGCCCACTCTCGCGCTAGAGCCATCGAGGCGATCAAGCGCCACAGTCGCGCCACGCGTGGCGCCTTCGAACTGGACGAAATCAGCTTCGAATTTGGCTACCGGCATCAGTCGGCCTTTTCAGTCAGCAACTCTAGTAACACGTCGTACTCATCCACGTCTAAGTCCCGGACCCAATCAACACGCCAACCACATCGGATGGCGACGGCGAGGTCGCTTCTGAGGTCTTCTCGCCATCCGGGCGCGCGTTTTTTAGCTGGCTCCGTTCGAGTTCCATCGCGGCGACATGCGCTTCGACGGCCTGAAAGATTTCGGTAAAGCGGTCCTGATCCAGGCTGTCATAGACGGCGCTGCGATCGGCGTCCGCCATCCCGCGGATCGTCTGCTCGCCGCTCGTCAGCGACCAATCGAGCACGTAGGCGACGACCAAGCTCAGACCATGATCGAGGGAGTTAAGGTGGCGTCGATCGTCGTCTCCGACGGAGGAACTACGCTGCAGATGGGCGCGGTATTCGCCCGCATTCAATCGCCGTTTGACGAGGATCCAGTGATCGTCGGATAAGGCGAGCCGCCGTGTCTCCGGCCGTACAAACCAGTCATCCATGGGGTCGTCTCCTACTGTAACGGGGATCCCAACACCGCCCTGAGTTCACTCGTCCCCGGCGTCATCTCCTGAACTTCCCAACACCAACGGCCGCGATCCCGCGGGGCACTAAAGAGCAGCTCCTTGTGTCGCACCGCTTGCGCGCATTGCCAGCGGTCGACGCGCGCGAGTGTCGCCGTGAGCGTCCACGTCTGCCCCGTGCGCGTGATCGCCCACGACGTGAGGACGGCCACGGTGTGATAGCCCCACAGCAGCGACGCCGCGCCGCCGTGGAGCCGAATCCCGTCGAACACGTGTTACGCCGGAACAGTCCACGAACCCGCGGCGCGGAACGACGAGGTGAGCTTCGGCGCCCCGTTCACGGTGCAATCAATGTCCGCGTCGAGATACGCGAGCCCGGAGAACACGGCCGCCGCCAATGGACTCCCGACGGTATCGGTCGTGTTGTGCGTCAGCTCCAGTAAGCCGGGCGTCGTCGCGCTCGAGGCCGCGATGATCTGCAGTTCGACGATGTTCAGGAACCCTCCAAGGGATCCGCTGATGTCACGCATGCCTGGGATGTAGACCTTGTTGGTATCCCCGAAGCACGTCACGTCTTCGAAGTCTTGCTTCAGGCTCAGTTTCCACGTGTTGAGACTGATGATCTCCGCGAGGCCGGCGGGAGACACGATCCCCGCAGGGTTCCAGCGGATGCGCCCGTATCGTCCAGTCTTGATCGCCATCGTCGCCCTTTCTCTCTGTTCGTTTACGTCACACTCATCTGCACGCGGTAATTCCCGCCGCGGCGGAACCAGCGAATCGCACTATCCGCGTCATCCACTTCCGTGAGTCGCACGCGCGATTCCCTGTGCATCGTGCTCCACACATAGCCGGTGACGGAGAGCGTTTGATCTTCGAGCAGCGCATCGATCCGCGCCGCCGCCGCTTTCACCGCCGCGTTGGCGTTGGTCGTCGTGGACAGAATCCGCGCTTCGACCAGATACAACGCATCTTCAAACGCCCGCCCGCCGAACTGCGCTTCGTCCGCTTCGTCCACCAAGCTCACGATCACAAACCGCGTCGAGTTCGGCGGCGCTTCATCCATATAGACGCCG